TTCGAGATGGCTGATGATGGTGTCAATGATTCAGTTATCACTAGCATAACCAAGCGTGTGAATGGTGGGACGCATGGCCTTGATGATCGTATGGAGCAAACAAAGAAAATACATTCTTGGATTGCACACGTTGGTGTATAGGTATATAGATTTCTGGCGGAGCTTAATGCTCCGCACGAAGCATGTCCGCTATCCTTGGATGACTAGAAAATTTTGAAGTAAATCCTGGTAAGGGCGGTCTATTATTTTTTGCAGCTTGTGTTAGTTCAAACTCATGCAGCACAAATCCATAAGTAATTTCTTTGCGTTCAGCTGCTGTCTTTGCAGTCTTTAATATTTCTTGGTACTGCTCGTACCTGTTACGCTGTACTGTTGACTTATAAATAAGTTCTTTGTCTTCGTACTCTTTGTCTGTTTGGTTTCTAAATGCACGCTCAACGCCTGTTGTGTAGCCTGTTGTAAATTTTACATCGTGCTTCTCAACAGCTACCCTGATTGCGTGACGTGGTATGCCATAGATCCTGTTGGCCTGTGCTTTTGTCATGCCATTGTTTGCATAGAATCTTATGCGTGCAATTAGTTCTGGTGTGATTGGTGTAGTCATAAGTCCTCCGTGTGTGAGCGAGCCGAAGCTCGCCCTAGTTTTTAGAATGGTATTGTGTCATCATCTACATCGAGATGTGCTGTGCTTACTTGCTGCGCTTGCGGTTGACCGCCATGCTTCTGACTGATTTGCATAGAAAGATAGTTGTTATCATCTTTCTGTTTCTTCCAGCCAGCAATTTGCATCTGTGTTTTTGCAGCGTAGTCTTCCATTGGCCCAGAATAATCTGGTGCATTCTCGTTGCCACGCTTGTCGTTCTCAAACAACACACCTACCTTTTGATAAACCTCAATGATCTTCATGCCATTCTTAGTTGTATCTGCTACGAGTGTGACCTTACGATCATTACCCTCTAGGTTTATCTTACCTTGCAATATCATCTTCATGCTATCAAAAGGTTTGAATGCTGCGCCTGTATTTGTGTTATCATATGCCATGCTTCTGGCTCCTTTAGTTATTACCAGCTACTGCTAGTAGGTTTCTTGCCGCTGTCTGCGGCGTACTTATTGCCATCCATCTCACCTAGGAACACATCAGCGTTACATCCTAGATGGGATAGGGCTTTGGTTAGGCCATCAGTGACAGCCATCTTAGGTGCATCCTCGGCTAGTCTGCCTTTGGTTGCATCGAAGAACTTACGACACCCAGTGAAGGGGCCGAACATATTCATTTGCTCGCCATGCCAAACAGATATGTGTGCTAATATACTAGCATCGCCATTACTTAGCTGCACTATTTCTGTGTGTGACTGCCAGCCCCAACCCACACCAACAGGGCCAAACTGCTCTGTCATCATGCGCACTTGGTATTGCGGATCGATAGCTGTAAAGCTACGCGACCCGAAGCTAACCTTCTTCAGATACTTAGGGTCTGACTTGGATAGCTTGTTCCATATATTTAAATTGTCCATTACTTGCTCCTCTTACTGATACGTAATGCGCCACGTTTATCGCGACGTATGGTTAATAAATCTGAGTATACCTCACGTTCATTGTCTGCAACTATAGCCTTGAGATCTTTCTTAGCTGACTCAAATGACTTAGCTGCAGGTTCAAACTCTATGTATTCCTGTGCTAGATATGTGAAATGATTGTCTGAACTAGCGTCACGCTTGATCATATCATCTATTGGTATCTGATTAATAGGTGATGCTATCGGTTGGTCGTGACCAATAGGCTCGTCGTCACTCTCGACGTGCGCCCAGAAATCAGTACAAGCATCAAGCAATACACCTATGTATGGGTCATGCTTTTTAATGTATGAGCATTCCCATCTGTTGTTGCCAAAGAATACTGACATATACACACCGCTTGAATCAGTTAACCATAGATACAATTGAACTTGAGCCATGTAATAATCACAAACTTTATCAAGTGTATTGTGTGCGAATGTATGTTTAGCTTCAATCAACCCTTCAACTTGCAAGTGGTCTGTCCAAATAAGACCATCTATTGTACCAGCATAAGGCACACCATTATATTCGCGTGTATATTTGCGCTGCTCATTAATTATTTTTTTATTATACTCATGCTCAAACCATCTAAGGTTCATGCTTTCTGTGGCGATACCCATTTGTACTGCTACCTTGCGTGACAAATCTTCTGGCTCGATACGACCTGTCTTGATCTGCCATAGTTCATACCAGTTGCCGTTCATTATTTTGACAGCGTCACTGCCGCCAATAAATCCTTTACGTTCCATTATTATTCTCCTCTTATATATACTTATCTACTGCATTCTTGCAGTCGGATCAAGGTATTTGTTGAAGTCAGACTCGACAAGATCTGTATCTAGCAGCAGTCGTTGCCGATAGATAGAGTCAGGGTCGAGTATCCATTCTGGTATTGCGTCGCCAGATTTGATTCTCTTGACCATGAGTACAGCTGCGTCGAGCTTGCTCTGTGATGTCACCTTCAAGCTCTCTGTATTGCGCGAGTATTCTTCGACAGCTGCTTTCGTCGATATGATGAACGTCTTGATTGTCGGCCACGTACGAGAAGCTTGATACTGACGGACGTGACCATCGATCTTTTTTAGTGTAACCTCTAGGTCTATCTTCTCGTATGTTGAAGGTATATTATTGTTAATGTCCTCGACAATAAGCTGCAGCTCTTGACCGAGCGTGTCACGATCCATGCTAGATGGTGGCGTGTAGCGTTTTAAGATACCTTGTAGCCAGTTACCTATCATTGAGGTGCGTTGTGTGTAGTCCATATGTTACTCCTTATCTATGGCTAATTTTTTATGCGTCATGTCATTTATGATTTCATCTAAGAAATCTGTGTTGGTTCTGTTGCTAGGTGCAACGTCCTCGATGTCGTCTTCCCATCTCTCACCATTGAGCCATGTCGTAGGGTGAGGGATGAACTGTTTGTCTGTGCCTTGAGTAGCATCAGCAAATTTTCTAACGGCAGTAAGAATTGCAGTTGGGTCTGCAATCTTACATGCCTTATCAAATGCCTTGCGAGCGTGACCCTTTGCTACCTTGCGTGGGTAAGCTGACCAGAACGCATCGAAGGGGAGTGTCTGTGTGACACTCCAAGTAGTATTACTATTACTATTAATATCTATAACATTAGATATAACTTGGGGTGTCTGTGTGACACTGGTCTTTTTCATATCATCCTCCATTAAATGTTTGAATCTATACACACTAGCTACGCCAGTGCGTCCAGACTTTCTTGTTATGTAATCATTATCTATGCACCAGTTGATAGCACGTATGACTGTGCTTCTACTGAGTCCAGTAGTCTTAACTAAAGTTGGTATGCTTGGGAAGCACTCACCATTTAGATCTGTGTATCGAGCTAGTACAATCAAAATATATTTTGCATTAGGATTGTTTACTTGCCAATCAATAACATCTCGTAGTAATATGTCCGCGTACATTAGGTCTTTCCATTTCTTAATGTCCTCTTACCTGTTGAACCTCTAGTATAGTTGAGCATACTAGAGGTTTACTTTTGTGTATTCAGCAACACGTTTGCCGTTACCTACTGTAACCATTTCTTTCATAAAAGGATAGCCACTTTCTTTTAACTCATGCATACGTGATGCTAATCTAAAGCAGCCAAATAATTTTAATGCTTCGAATGCTGTTATAGAATGTCCTTCATCAAGGTGTGCTTTAATCATCTTCGTTTGGTTTTCCATTTGTATCTCCTAATAAATGTTCAAATAATTCCGCTGGCATAATGACCAGGGACTGTGGTTTGCCTGTCTTTCTTTTGTAGAAGGCTATGTCCCTGCCATCCAGTACAGTAAATGGGCTAGGGAAATTAGATTTATCTCTGTACTTTACCTCGGCTACCAGCTTTCGTCCGCCCAGTGTGACGTGGATGTCACCACTCCACTCTCCTCCGAGCGCACCTGAGAGTGGGACTCGGTAGTTTTCGATGCCGATTTTGTCGAGCCATTCGCAAAATCTTTTTTCGTGGTAGATTCCTTTAGACTTATTTTTGTTTGCCATGTCTGCTCCTCATAACAAGTCATACATATAGTATGATAGGTAGCTGGATTAGTTGTTGCCATTATCTGCACAAAAAATTCAGTACGATTATTACATGCATCACACGGATACGTGAGATTATTTAATATCTTTCGTGCTGATTTCGATCTGACAGCCAAGTGCTTCTACCCAACAAGCGAACATGAAACCTGAGGGAACTCGCTTGTACTGCTCCCATTTGTGAATCAATGATGGCGTACAACCTATACTAAATGCAAGACCTTCTTGTGAAATACCTAATTGATTGCGTCTATCAATTAGACTTGTAATCATTTCGTCATACGTTGTGGTAACATATGTATCTTGCTTATAGTTTGGAAACTTTTGCATTTAGTTTACGCTTGTCCCTGCTTGTGGGATACGCACCTTCCATAAGTTCCATCACTCTCATCACTTTAACTGCTGTATCATATCTCAATTCAGTGCTGCCATTTAACGTGCGATAGTACGTTGATGTTGGTAGACCTGCCTTGGTGAATACTTTATGCAAAGGAATATTAAATTCCTTATGCTTGTCTTGTATAATTTGCCAGTAACTTTGTATCATACTGCGGTTATGCAGTAATCAATCAAGCCAGTCAAGCTCATCCATCTCTACAAATCCAGCGCCGTTGCAATTACTGCACGCTCTCATTGGTATGTCATCGTTGAGGCTGGCGTATACAACTACGCCAGTACCATCACATTCAGGACAATCATTAAACTTTGCAGTTACTTCAGTATGGAATTGTGTCATCTAACTCTCCTATCTTTTGGTTATCCTCCCATGCTTTAGTTGCTCGATCAAGAAATTTCTTGCGCACAAATTTAGGGTTTGATTTCTCCAATGCATCAGCAATATCTATGAGATGAGAAGGCCAAGCAACCATTGGCCCCATTAGATCTGCTATAAATTCATAGTGTTGCCGTGTCAT